GACGAATACAGTGCTGAAGGAGCTATTGCAAGTAACGATCCCAATGGCTTCAGACGCAAGCGAATCTACGACAGACTTCGTAGTCCCAAATCATCTGACGCATCTGGTAGCCAGAATGAAACGGAGATTTCCAGACGCTTCGGAGAAAGACCTAGTCGAAGAACTCAAGTACTCGTAGACGGCAAATCACTTCCAGCTTATAAGCGAACACTAACACCTCAAGCCAAGAAAGACTTGGGACTTTCGGACAGCTACAACGGTAACATTTTCGAGCTAGCACCCTCTAAAGAATCAGCAGAACTGTTTGCTTCACGCATTCAGTCCTCTAAGGACGCGTCTAAGTTCGGTGCGGCTGTTGACGTTCATTCTCCCGAAAAATATCAAGGCATGGATTTAATTATCACCGAAGACGGAACTGCTGGAATGGCTTCTGATGGTGAATACATGACTTCACTATTTAGTGACGGCAAAACAAACAAAAATGTAACCTACGCCTTGATGTCTCTGGCTATTGAGAACGGCGCCAGAACGGGTGATGCGTTTGACACTGTACTGCCTAGCATTTATCAAGATTTAGGAATGAGGGTGGTTTCAAGGCTAAAGTGGGACGATAGTCAAGCGAAGGACGATTGGGATAAGAAGACTTTCAAGGGATACAATAATGGCGAGCCTGATCTTGTTTTCTTAAGACACGACCCTTCGTACTTTGATGAATACGGGAACGCAGATGGCTACTACGTTGACACCTATGAAGAAGGTCTTGCTTCTCTAGTTGACAGAGATGTTGAGGACGTTTCGTTTATAAAAAATAAACAGAACAATGCCAAGAATAATACTCTTGACGATGGATCTCCTTCGACTTCTCAGTTCTCCTTTAAAGATGAAATCGACGGTCAGTCTGATCTGAGGCGAAGATTCAATAAGGGAAGAAATCCAACAGTTAGAAGCTTGTCTGATCGATACGATGATTTAAAGCAATTTGAGGATCAGGCGGCAGACTATCTTGAGGTTGGGCGAATCCCTGCCAGCATGTCACCGAGAGATCAAGAGAACCTTTCACACGGCAAGGTGCAAGATGATTTAAATGAGTTCCATAAAACTTATGTAGATGTTATTGGTGACTTAATCCACAAGAGCGGAATTGATCCGGAGTCTATAGGCGTCTATCTTTTAGCGAAGCATGCTCAAGAGCGCAACGCTAACGTCTTTGAAAAAGAGAAGGCGCAACGTGAAAAAAATATTGCTCGAACTAAAAAAGAAATCCAGAAACTAGAGGATGATGTTGAGGTCGATCACACTGTTGCTATTGCAACGCAACAGGAAAGGTTAAGCCTATACGAAACCATGCCGTTTAAGTTTGAAGATAGCGGATCTGGAATGACTAATGGCGAAGCGCAAAGTGTATTGAACACTGCGGAGAGAGAAGGCACCAAGGGTCAAATGGAAGAGATAGCGTCTAAGGTATATGAGATGCTTCAGTTCCAGCGTGACAGGATGGTCAAGGCTGGACTGCTTGATGAAGTATCAAAAGCAGACTGGGAGGATACGTTTAAGTTTTATGTTCCCCTAAAAGGCTTTGCCGCTGAAGAGAATGGTGATTCATATGTTCGTGGATCAGCGTCTAGAGGTTTCTCTATAGTAGGTAGTGAAAGCATGAAGGCTAAAGGGCGAAAGACACTGCCTGTAAATCCTTTGCTAACAGCTATTGAGGATGTCCAGAAAAAAATTATTCGGGCGAGAAAAAATGAAACAGCCCAAACTCTTTTAGACCTATTAAGCAATCTAGGTACTAGCGACTCCTATGTAATATACAACAACAAGTTCCGTCCTCCAATGGAGTCAGATCCTCTCACGATGCAGGACTTGAAGTCTATGTCCCGTGATAGAAGACCCAATGGTGACCCTAAGTATGTAGAGGTTAAGAAGGGTGGGCAGACTTTCTTTATCTACTTTAAAAGCGACAGCCTAAATCACTCGCTACAAAACATGAGTGTGCCGCTTCTAAGTCGATCGAATGAAAGTATCGGCAAGCTTTTAACCTTTGCTACTAGATTCCAGACGTTCCGCAGAAACATGCTTATCAACTATAACCCGTCATGGGGGCTGGTTAACCCGATACGAGATGTGCAAACAGCGCTTATGTATGGCTTGTCAGAGATGGATAAAAAGGGTAGCCGAACTCAGGGCAAAAATATTGTCGGAGCTATGGCTAAAGCTTATCTTCCTTCAATGCGATCCCTTTACAGGTATTACAGAGAAAAGCCTATCAGAGAAGGTAATGAAATAGACCAGTACACTCAAGAGTTTCATGATGATGGGGCGCAGACTGGTCTTATGTTGGTTAGAGACCAAACGGAACAGTTACGCATTCTTAAATCTAAGCTCAAAAAAGGATATACAAGAGAGGCGATACGATCTCTTTTAAAGTTTGTTGAAGACTTTAATACGACTATGGAGAACTCGGTCAGACTGTCTTCTTATATTGAGGCAAGGAAGGCCGGAGCGCCCAGAGAAGACGCGGCAACCTTGGCAAAAGATTTAACCGTTAACTTTAATCGTAAGGGTGAGGACTCGGCAACGGTAAATGCCCTTTACTTATTCTTTAATGCGGCAGTTCAAGGCAACGTAAACATCATGCAAGCATTAGGCAATGATGGAAGTAGCGGCAAAAGATTTACTACCGCTCAAAAAACTGCGTCTGGGTTGGTTGCCTTAGGGGCGAGTCTTGCTCTCATGAATATTTTAAATTCTGAAGATGATGATGACGGTGATAAAAAGTACGAGGATCTTCCAGAGCATGCTAAAAACAGATCCCTATTAATTATGGGTCTTGATGGCGAGGAAGGCTTTGCTCTCCCTGCACCTTACGGATACAACTTTTTTACAAACATAGGGCGTTATGGAACAGAGCTTGCTATGGGAGTAACTGAAGTTAAGGATGTGGCAGTTAACTTGTTCGATAATATTCTACTTAACTTTGTTCCAATCACTCCGTCAGCGGGAGATAACTGGGCAGAAAAGATGAGAGGGTTTTATCCTGATCTGCTTGAGTTGCACCTAGACTTAGTGGCAAATAAAGACTTCTTTGGTAGCGATATTGCGGTTGAACAGAATCCTTTATTTGTAAAGCGATCACAAGCTTATGTAGCAAAAAGAGGTACAGGTAAGAACTTTAAAGAAATCGCCAAGTTCATGAATGACGCGACAGGTGGTGATGAGTTTGAAGATGGCCTTATCTGGTTTAGTCCTGACCGGATGCAGTATGCCTATAGTTATTTCTTTGGCGGTCTTGGAAGATCAGTTAGTCAGTCTGGTGATGTTATGGGACTAATGGCGGCGGATGAGGAAGTAAGAAAGCAGGACATGCCTATTATAAGTACATTCTTTAAAAGGCCTTCTGAGTATGCGGATCGTTTTGAGTACTACGATAACTGGGAAGAAGTCAGGCAGATCAAGACACAGCTTATCCAGACAACTGATCCGCAAGAAAAAGCAGATCTTATTAAAAGGTTCAATCCTTTTTTTACAACTCAAGCGGGAGAGGAAATGCCTGTCTTGCACGAGAAAGATGTCCCTAATCTTTATGACATAGCCCACAAGGATCTCACAAACATTAGAAGAAGCCGGAAGCTTGTCGAGAAACAAAACTATGGAGCTGGCGCCTTAGGAGAGGAAAAGAGAAAACAGATACTTGATGGGCTAGAGGAAAGTGAACACTTAATCTTTGACTTATTCAACAAGGCTTACAGAAAGGCCGTAAAGAAAGCAAAAGGCTAGCATGAAGATAATCATAAAAGGTTTCTTATTGTTCGCTTTTTGCTCTGTTTGTACAGGTCAAGAAACAGAGCCGATGGGTGATACAGACTCCGATAATGTTCAGGACGGGTCTCTCAATACCAACACTGTTGGATCGGTTGTTAGCTCAAACAATAACAGCAAGGATGACTCAGTTTCTAACACATACAACGGAGCCGGAAGTAGCTCGTCAATGCCTGTTGGCAGTGCCATAGCACCTAGCTACATGAGTAACGGAATGGAAACGTGCCTGCAAGGAAGTGGGCGCAGTATCCAGACAGGACTGATAGGTTATACAAATGGGTCATACGAAAAGGACTTAGACTGTAACCGCCGGAGAGACAGTAAATTGCTTTCTGACCTTGGCATGAAAGTGGCGGCGATCTCTCGCTTATGTATCGGATCTGTAGAGACATTTAGAGCAATGATGTTATCAGCAACTCCATGTCCAGTGAGTGATCGAGGTAGGTTAGTGGTGGGGAAGCGAGCCTTTCTGCTAATGAAAACAAAACCGGATTTATATATTCCAGATTACGGTGAGATAAAAGTCACAAGAAGAGCAACTTGGTCGAAGTTTGAACCAACACCAAAATATAGCGACACGCAAATTTGGTACAACAGAATTTTAGGCATAGGGGAAGACAATGAAAAAAATGGCGAGGAAGACAGTTCTACCGACTCTGTTAGCGATATGTTCAGGCGCTCAATCAAGTGAGCTTGATACTTTAATAGCGACTTCTAGTGCTATCGTTGATCAAATCAATAGCGGGATTATGTTTGTCGGCGGCAATATAAATGCGGCACAAACTGGCATGGGAATATCTTCCGGTCAGCTTTCTGGCAACTACTACATCTCCGACCAGCAAGTAGCAAATTACAACGCGGCACTGACAGGCATGGTGAATTACATGCCCTATGGATCGGCACAGGATTACGCCAACCAGCAAGCTGACAATGAGATTGAGCAAATGGAGGACGCTATCGAAGATTTTACGTCCGTAGTTGTTGACATGCTGTCAGTAGCGGAGGTGGCCGAGATTGCTGAAGGGGCTGATGATCCAGATACACAGGCGGAAGTTCAGGAGTACGTGGCGAACAATGACATGTCAATTAGTCAGGACGATGCAGACCAATATAATTCTTCGCTCTCAGACATCGAAGAGCATGCTTCAGCCGCTGGCGCATTTCTCGCGGTGGCGGGAAACCCCGAAGCACTAGAATATTTGATGGCAGGAGCGCAAGAGAACAACACCCGCGTCGAAGATAACGCATTTACTTATAGCTCAACCAACCAAGCTGTAGAAATGGCATGGGCTAACAGCGACACTGTCAGCAGTATTTACTTAAATGGGCAGGGTGATTTCGGTCTGGATATCTATGCGTCTGAAGCCGCGATACTAGCGACCGGATATGATAGTCAATTTTACACTACAAGTCCCACGGCATTGGGCTGGTCGTGCTTCATGAACGGCGAGAACTGTGACGAAGGTGATGGCACATGAGCTTAGAAGAAACAGAACTAAAGATTGGCGGTCAATCGTTTAAGGGCGTTTATATTGCCATCTTGTTTAGTTTAGCAACCACTCTTGGCGGTGGCGTTTGGACGGCAAGCAGTCTATATGCTCGACTGGAGGCGGTAGAGTCTCGGTCAATACCGACCATAACGCATATTGAAGAACAGGCTATAACCGATAAGCAGGAGCTTCTAAGCGCGATTAAGCTCATCGAGCAAGAGCTAGCCGATAATGACGTAAGCCAGCTACAGGGTAAATTAGCGGCCTTAGGCGTCAATCTTCAGACGATCATCGAGCAACAACAAAAGCTGTTGCTGATTGATGACAGTGTCAACGATCTGGAAAAGGATATCGAGGCCATGAAAGGTACTGTCGCTCAAGCTGAAGTCATTACAAAATCAGTCGGAGATGTGAACGGAAAGTTATCTTCTTTGAAAAGAGAAGTGGAGGATCTTTGGTCGGCAATGGACTACCTAAACTCTAATCCCTTAAAGTAAATCTTGTTTAGCTACACAGAGCAGGGCAAAAACGACACAAATACACACAACGACCATAGAAAAAGCCTCAAAGAAAGGGTGGGAAGAATCGGTATTATAAGGATTACAGCGGAGGTGTATAATGCTTTTTAGTCATGTAAATCATGCACTTAGGGTATGAAAGGGAGGTTAAACGAAGACACTACACTAGGGGGATAAAGTTCCGACTAGTGTAGTGGCCCGAAAAAACAATTCTGGGTAGAAAGTTTTCGTAAGTCATTGATTTATAAGGAAACAGACCCCATTAAACTGGGGGTGTAGTGGTCGGAGGTTCAAATCCTCTCGTCCCGACCAACTTTTTTTCCTTTATAAAACAACATGTTATAGACCCTCAAAGCACTACACTCCTAGTGTTGTTTGCGGAGCACCTTTTAAATCTCTATTTTGTGAATTGGCTAGTGTAGTGCTCTAAAATAGATGTTCTATTCTGGAGCCAACTTCCCTAGCCCTATCTTCACTCTTCTTAACATACCGTCTACACGCATCAAGGCTCTTCCAACCACCGACCATTGCAATATCATCGAGGTCTGTTCCGGCCTGATTCAGCCATGTTGCAAAGCTGTGCCTTAACGTGTGGAAGAGTAATTTGCCTTCCGGTATTAACTTGTCCCTATCTACAGCCCGATGGTCTCTCTTGGCGCGGTATCTCATGTTGTTGTTGTACATTCTGATACTGCGAACCCACATATCACCAGTCATAGATGTTCCAGTCATTGGCTGACCAAGATGTTGCCTATCATCCTGCACAAAGACGTACTCAATATCACCTAACCGTGGATGCTCCTTTAGCAACAACCCCCGATCTTTGATACGCTTTTCTAAAACCTCAACTGCCATCTTATTTAACTGAATAAGGTGAGAGTCTCCGTTTTTAGTCTCTCTATCAATGATTTCCATTCGGGTTAAATCCTTACTGATAGAACTCCACTTCAAGCCAACTATATTTGCCTTACGCTGGCCTGTTGCCAAGCCAAACTTCACCATGTCTGCCCGTAGTGGATCTAAGAACTTAATCCACCCCTTTGCTATTTCGGGGGTCAAATAATATTCTCGCCCTTTTGTTGGCAGTGTTTCTATTTTAGGGAACTTGACAAAAGAAACATCAAGCTTTTCACGGGCGAAGTTACAAACGGCTCGAAGATAAACTAAATAGGTATTAATCCCTGCGTTACTAAGACCCCTACCATTCCGTAAATCTGTTTCCATGTCCTCAACATCTATATTACCGATGTCGCTCATGGCTAAGTCTGCAAATCTTCCCGACATTTCATCCCAAGAAACAACAGTATGGCTATGTTCTCGATTCTTGCGGCCATACGGTACTGGGTTATTGCGACCCGCAATCAATATCTTTGAGGGTCTTTTTTCATACATCCATTCAAGCGTTGAAAAGGCATTATCGTGCTTTACTCGACCTAATTTTTTGGTCGGCTTGTTTAAATACCTAATCGCCACATCTTTAAAGCTAAGTTGTCTACTCATAATACTGCTCCTTGTACTTTCTACCCAGAGCGTTTTCAGTATAGGTGAGGAAAACGCAAATGGATAATAAAATTACCTTTAGATAGGTATTAACGAATTTCCTGACGGCACTCCTTTGGTGTATTCTCCCTCTGGTGTATACCAGTCTGAACCAACTTCATTACCGTAATCGACGAGGCAGAGCACGGTATAAACATCATCAACCCCAGCCTCTACGTCAAGCACACACACTCGCTCACCATCAATTGTTTTAAGGGTTGTAGACCACGGTATTGAGTGTCTAGGATTAGAGGAAAGCATCTCTGATACTGTCCCGCGATGAGCGTTATAGGTAGTCATTTAAAAAACCAGACGCGATGCTCAACCGTCGATAGTGTGCGTCTCGCGCATCTAATGTTCGGAAGGTGTCTTCGAGAGTTGGATTTGTTGCGGGCAAGGATTGCGCTAACAGCGGCAACGGCCTCAGTTTGATTTGTAAATAGAACAGAGTCCCCGTTTTCTACACCATCGACCCACGCATATTTATCCTTTTTTGTGTTTAGGGGAGTTGGCATAGGTATATTTTTTTCAATTTTCATCATCTTCTCCGTGTGTGATTAGGGGTTCGTCGTGACCACAAGTGAACCAAGCTTGCAATAAAGGCACTGAGGAGTTTGCCTTGGTCGAGGGGATCTTAGTGAGCTAACTCACCTTCAACTTCTTCTTGGGAAATTGGCTCAGGCAAAAGCTTTACGGCTTCTTTAAAGATCTCATCATTGCCAGTTTTAGCCGCGTTGATCAGTGCTACCAGCAACCCAATAGCTTGGTTGGTTTGCTGAGTTGCGGCAAGCTTCTCCCTACAGGTGTCAGACAGATCTGAAATATTGTAAGAAAGGTTGTCAACAGTTATCACTTGATTCTCTTCATTGCTCATGATTTCTTCCTCGCGTCGTGGCGAATAATCTCGTATTTACGCGGTGCAGAGACCGCCAGTTGTGCTTGTGGAACCATCTTTTCGTTTACAACATCACCACGCCCACAAGCCTCGCAGTATTGTTTTGCCTTCATGAAGAAGTTCTGGACACCGACCATCGAGATATTGATGTCATTTGCAAGCCAGATCCCTTCGTCACCAGACTTCATCAAATGCTCGCTAACACCTTCTTTCGATGTGATATTAACGAGAGCGTCCTGATTTCCACGGTGGTCCCTGACCCTTCGCACCCAAAGCCGGTGATCGAAGGAGCCCTCCAAATTGACGGGGTTAAGGTTTTCACCGCCGTATAAAATCGAGTCAACACTTCGGGTAAGTCGTAAAGCCATTGTTTATTTCCCATATTGTCTCCTCAGACTAATGTTGGTGATGGCTTCGATCTAAAATGGCAGATCATCGTCAAGAAAGTCTTCCACTACAGCCGCTGTCTTTTGCGGTGCAGAGTGAGATACGGGGGTAGAGGCAGGAGTATTTACATTGCCACCGGATTCAGTGAACTGCTTGAGATCCATCATGCCGTTACCAATCCAGCTGTCTTTGATTTGGAGGACATAACCATTGTCAGTTTTGACCGCCTTACCTTTCCAGTTCATCCGCATAGTTTCATTTCCAGCTTGGTTCAAGCCTTCCTGCAACCAGTTGATATAAGATTGTCCGATCTGCATAAAGCCGTCGTAGTCATGACATTTGTCATCAGTCGCCCATGCTTGACCCTTTTCTTCGCGAAGCACTCTTAAACGCTCCTTCTCTTTCTGAATCTTGTCTGGTGTCAGCTTGTACAGCCGACCATTTCCTGCGTGAACTTCAAACGTATTTGTATTACTCATACAACTTCTCCATGCCTAATTGAAATTTGTTTAGCGCCTGTGGTTCTCCTAAAGGATTCCATCTGAGCGTCTTTTTCTAACACAGCCTCTTCACCACCGAGGAACTCAAAGGCTCCCTTGTAGTCAATTGGCGGATTCTTTGTAATGATTTTTATGAGCGTCTGACCATTGCTCACAGAGGATTCGTATTTTTCCCCGATTATTTTTTTAAGGTCATCCGATGACTTACCAAGCACATCGAGAGCTTTAAGCTCCTCCGATATGCGGCCTTTAATCATTAGGATTCTGCCTTGAACTTTTGATAAGTTGTTAAGGTCTTCATCGTTAGTCACGGTATCGAAGTCATCTTTCTTTAGTGAAGCGCAATGCTCTAACCGAGACTCTTCATGCTCAAACTGAGACTGGATATGCCTATACCACGCGTGATAAAGATCGAGTCGAGAGATCGTTCCCTTATCCGCCTGAGGTAAGTACTTGCGCGATAACAGCTCAGTTAGGAAGTCTTCTTTGCGCTCTACCCTCTCAAGAATGTACCGAGGCTCAGACGTAGGAGAGGTTGCTAGATAGCACAAAAAGTCACACCAATCGACATCTAGAACTTCCATCTGCATATAGACTTGCATCAAATACATTGGCTTGTCGTAAACGGAGTAGGGAGTCTTGGTGTATTTGGGATACGGCGCCTTGAACTCTGCACAACCGTCAAGACCTATGAGCCCATCAGGGCTGGCGGCTAGAAAGTCATGCTTAGGATGAACGACAAGACCAGTCTCTTCGACAGTGTAACCCTGAAGCTTCTCAAGAAAGACGCGAGCATACTGTTCCATATTAGAACCGTGAGCGACTGCCGGAACCATAGTAAATTCACTGGGCGCACCTGATAGAGCTCTTACTTCCTGCCTTACCAAATCAGCAGGCTTCATGTACTTGTGCTTGCCTTCGTAAGCGGCACAAACAGATCCCTTGATCTTTCCAGCTCTGGCGGCATGCCACTCAGGACTGCCTTGGATAGCTAGGCTCACTTGCTAGCACTCCAACCCTTAGCCTTACAAAGGTTCTCCCAACGGTGCTCGTCGTGATCATCCCAGCCTCGATTGTCCAGACCGCCCAAGTAGCGCCTATAAATTTTCATTCCGGCGGACTTGTTATTAGCTTCAGTAATCTTTGTAGTGACCCATAGCGCTTCAACTTGCGAGACGATATCAGCAACTTCAGCTTCTTTAGCGGTTTCAGCCACTACGTCTTCACGCATCTTCGGAGCAGGAACGCCGCCAAGCCACATTTTGTAGCCCAACCCAAACTCACCCAGCGCTTTCACTCTTGCTCGCTGTTTAGCCACATGTATTTGCATTGCATTGGGTGCGATCACAGCTTCACCAAACAGGTGAACGGGAAGGTAAGTAATATTTGTATGGGTGCCAATGGTCATTCGGCATCTGACTTCAGCCGATCCATCATCAAAGTAATGTACTTCTCGGCCAGCAGGATCTTCAGAAAATTCCCAAGAGTACTCAGGAAACTTACCCATCATAATTTCGTGGGCTTTCATGAGCGGGAGATAACGGATAGTTTTGTCGTCACTAAGTTCTGTTTCAGTGCAGAACTCAGTAACGTCGATTTGTGAAAGGGTGTTCCAGATATCAGATCGGGTAATCTTTTCCATGTCTCGTCACTTAAATAAGTTAGAAGACTAGATTATACC